CTATATAATGGTCACTCGGCGTTGCTGTATAAGCGGTTGTTCTACCCGTCACGACGTCAGATACGAACGAGTTTGCATGAACGTTGCCAACCACATCCAGATTATACTGTGGATTGATGGCTCCTATTCCGACTGAATTTGAGTAGTAAATGTTCGAGCCCGAAGAAATCCACTGAGTTCCAGGGGTTCCTCCGGGTCCTCCGGTTGCGAGACCTCCACCTGTCAGGGGCGTTATTGTGAGGTAGGTGCCTCCCGACGTGTTGGCCGTCTGGCGCAGGGTTCCACCGTCAACGCTGAACAGGTCCAGGTAGTAATACTTTGAGACATCAGTCACGTTGAAAGGAATCTCTATGAGCTCCGTGGGGTTCTGGGTGATGAACGTCGTGTAGCGGTACATGTAGCCCTGATCGGTCCCGTGGATGTCAGCCACGTTCGAACCGACAGCCAGACCCTTGATGTTGTCTGACGAGTTGAACACGGCGCGAAGAAGGTACGGCCCTGCGACGCCAAACTGGAAGTTGCCGTTGGGGGTCACGGTGATGAGTGTAGAGGTGCCGCTGATCGTGAAACCATTCGAAAGGCCGACGGAAAGGGGGTATGTCACGCCATAAACCGCCCCGGTATAAGGAACCTGGAGCGCAATGTCCACCGGGAGCGACAAGTAGTAACCGCCCCCCGACCCCAAAGGCATGCCGAGAGCTGAAAAGACGTTGCCCGACACGATGATGTTACCCTCGAGGTATGTGTTTCCATCAGCCGTTCCAGGGAGGATATTGCTTGTGACCGTCAGAAAACCCGTGTTGAGGGTTCCAACATTTGCCTGATTTGTAACTGAAATTGAGGAGGTGTTTAGGGTTAGGATATTTGCGGTTGTCACATTCGCTGACAAAAGGTTTGAATTTGTTCCTAAAATTGAGGAGGCGTTGAGGGTCAGGATATTTGCTGTGGTGACGTTCGCTGACAGAAGGTTTGAATTTGTTACTAAAATTGAAGAGGCGTTAAGGGTCGTCAGATTTGAATTTGTTCCGAAAATAGAAAAGGCGTTAAGGGTCAAGACATTTTCTGTGGTGACGTTCGCTGTCACAAGGTTGGAATTTGTAACAAAAATTGAAGAGGCGTTAAGGGTCGTAGCAAAAATAGAAAAGGCGTTGAGGGTCAAGACATTTTCTGTGGTGACGTTCGCTGTCACAAGGTTGGAATTTGTAGCAAAAATAGAAAAGGCGTTGAGGGTCAAGACATTTTCTGTGGTGACGTTAGCTGACACAAGGTTGGAATTTGTAGCAAAAATAGAAAAGGCGTTGAGGGTCACGACATTTTCGGTGGTGACGTTAGCTGACACAAGGTTGGAATTTGTAACAAAAATAGAAAAGGCGTTAAGGGTCAGGACGTTTTCGGTGGTGACGTTCGCTGACACAAGGTTGGAATTTGTAACAAAAATAGAAGAGGCGTTGAGGGTCAAGACATTTTCGGTGGTGGCGAAAATAGAAGAGGCGTTGAGGGTCACGACGTTTTCGGTGGTGGCGAAAATTGAGGAGGCGTTGAGGGTCACGACGTTTTCGGTGGTGGCGAAAATAGAAGAGGCGTTGAGGGTCACGACGTTTTCGGTGGTGGCGAAAATTGAGGAGGCGTTGAGGGTCACGACGTTTTCGGTGGTGGCGAAAATTGAGGAGGCGTTGAGGGTCACGACGTTTTCGGTGGTGGCGAAAATAGAAGAGGCGTTGAGGGTCACGACGTTTTCGGTGGTGGCGAAAATAGAAGAGGCGTTGAGGGTCGTCACGGAAAGGTTGGCTACGTTACCAGTGACTGACACGTTCAGATAGGGTACGTCGCGTAGAAACGTGAAATTCGTTGCGTTGGACGTGAACGCACCGGGTACCGTGAGACTGCCTATATTTGCCGTAATTATATTAGAGGTTGTCAAGTTGGAGCTTATGAGATTGGCCCGGGTGCTCACGCGCAGGTTGGTGATGTTCGCGCCGCTCGAGACGTTCAGGGTCACTATATTGGCCGTCGTGAGGTTGCCGGTGGCTATGTTTGCGGTTGTCAAGTTGGAGCTTATGAGATTTGCCAGGGTGCTCACTCGCAGGTTGGTGATGGTCGTGGCGCTCGAGACGTTCAGAGTCACGATGTTGGCCGTCACGACGTTATCGGTGGCTATGTTTGCCGTCGTGAGATTGGCTAGTGCGCTCACATGGAGGCTTGTCAAATTGGCCGAACCCGACACGTTGAGTGTGCTAGAAATTGAAAGGGACGACGTGTTGATGGCGTCTATGTTAGCCGTGCCGAGGACGTAGAGATTGGAACCAACTGGGGGATTCGTGAGGGTCCCGATACTCACGCCGTTTCCAAAGGCGACGTTTGAATCTATAGACGTCCACTGGCTCGTGGGAACGAAAGCTGTATTTGAAGCACTCGTGAGCCGCCCGTACTGATCCACGACAATCTGAGGGATGTTGGCAACCGACCCGTATCCACCAGGGGTGACACTAGTCACAGGCAAATTTGTATCCTGAATTGTGTTTGTGAAGAAGATGTTGGTCGTCGTGACCGAGTTGGACACGTACGCATTACCGATTACATGGAGATTCGCAGTAGGCACGAAGGTTGATCCGATTCCTACGAAATTTGCGTAGTAAATTGTGTTCCCTGTATTGCTCGTCCACTGGGTGGCGACGTTGGAAGCCGCAGTGACCCGCCCGTACTGGTCGACGGTCACACTCGATATGTTGGCGCCCGAGCCATAAAGACCGGCCGTCACGCCGCTCAAGGGGAAATTACCGGTTGAAATTGTTCCAGTCAGATTTGATGAATTTAGGTTTGAAATCCCTGAACCATTTCCACTGATGAGGTTTAGGTTTGAAATTCCAGAAACGTTCAGGGTAGTTAAGGTGCCGACAGATGTGATGTTGGGTTGAGACGCCACGGTGACGCTCTGGGCGGTTTTGACCGTGCTCACGTTTGCTCCATTTATGTTTGAAATTCCAGAACCGTTTGAGGCTATCAAAAGTCCCTGAATCGTGAGGCCGGTCAAAGTGCCCACTGAGGTGATGTTGGGTTGTGCGGGTCGGACGACAGAGTTGGCGGTCATCACGGTGTCCACGATCGCATTTCCATGAATACCAAACAGGCCCTGACCGTCTCCGGCAAATGTACCGGCGGAAACTGTTCCGACGACGGACAAACTGGTCAGAGTTCCCACGGAGGTCACGTTGGGTTGGGCCGCCCCGGTGACGCTCTGGGCGGTTCCGACCGTGCTCACCACATTGGATCCATTTATGTTTGAAATTCCAGAACCGTTTCCAGTGAGGAGACTTGCTGACAAGACTCCAGTCACAGTTAACGATGTTAATTGCCCCACAGACGTGATGTTGGGCTGGGCAGGTTGGGACACCACGAGAGCCACGTTGGCCGATGCGACGTTACCGACCAGGTTCGAAGAGTTCAGGTTCGAAAGGCCCGACGCATTTGAGGCTATCAAAAGTCCCTGAATCGTGAGGCCGGTCAAAGTGCCCACGGAGGTGACGTTGGGCTGGGAGGGGTTGCTCACGACCCCAGCGACGTTGGCCGCAGCGACGTTACCCACGAGGTTGGAGGAGTTCAGGTTTGACAAGCCAGAGGCGTTCCCTGTGTACAGATCCGCTTGTAAGACTCCCGTCACAGTTAACGATGTTAACTGCCCCAAGGAGGTCACGTTGGGTTGGGCCGGTTGGGAGACTACGAGAGCCACGTCGGCCGTGGCTACGTTGCCCACCAAGTTTGAGGAATTTAGGTTTGAAATTCCGGAACCATTTCCAATGTACAGACTGGACAGGATAGTCGAAAGATTCGATACGCCCGAAACATTCAGGGAGTTTAGCACGCCTAGACTCGTGATGTTTGGTTGGGCAGGGTTCGTGACGCTCGAGGCCACCTCGGCAGTGACCACGTTTCCAATTATGTTTGAGGAATTGAAGTTGTACAGACCCGACGCGTCACCGATGTATAGACTGGCCAGGACCGTATTTAGGTTTGAAATTCCAAAGACGTTGAGGGTGGCTGACCCGAAGACGGTTGCGGAATTTACATACAGGGTCGAAACGTTCAGGGTGTCCGTGATGTTGGCCGAGCCGAGCACGTACAGGTTGGAACCATCGGGTGGTGCGCTCAGGGTTCCGATGGACACGCCATTCTGGTAAGCGACGTTCCCGGCGACCGTGGTCCACTGGGACGACAGAATGCCGATATTGGATGCCGCCGTCACGAGCCCGTACTGATCGACCGTCACCTGCGATACATTGGCACTCGAGCCATACGTACCGGCCACTACGCCGCTCACGGGTAAATTTGTGTTTGAAATTGTTCCTGTGAGATTTGAGGCGTTCAAGTTTGAAAGGCCGTAACCGTTGCCATAATATGCACCAGAGACGATGGTTGCTGCATTCAGACCAGTTGTCACATTAGCCGTGATAAGGTTCGCACCGTATACATTCCCTGAGATGTACAAGTCGGTTGTGAAGGAATTACAACTGTAAAGGTTCGAGGCTGACAAACCGTAGAACGTATTGAGTGAATTCCCGTTACTAATATAAATCATAGGGGGGATAGAGGGTTGGCAAAAGCTCAGGTTCACTGGACTGCCCCCTGGGATTCTATATGGGCCATTCGCGATGCTGTCACACATCGTCTATCTGTTTTTTACTGATATTATTATCAAAAGACCGGCGAGAGCAACACCCCCGACTATGTACATTTTGGTTTGGTCACCGTTATTCCACTGGACTGGGGGTGGCAGACTCAGAGGTCGTTCTGGTTCCATGGGGACTTGAATGGTTTTGAATTTTAGGAGAAACATGTTCCGTCCAGCAATGAGCAAGTTTCCGTTGTTCGGTTGGCGCCACGTGACGGTCAGACGGTCCAGTTTGTCTATGCGAGCGGGATACACGGTACTGATCCGGTAATTTGCGTTGTAAAATTCAGCGTCTCCTGTAATTTTGATAGGGATTGTGGCAAAAGAGCCGTTGAATGCATTCGAGGTGGGGACGGCGGCCTCGAGAGCCGCGGCCGTGAGATGGCTCGGGGCACGGAGTTCTGCAATGTCCAGGGCAACGAACTGGGACGCGGCCAAGGCGGGCAGCTGAGCCGAGACCAACTCAACCTCTGATATGTTCAAGATTGGGGTGGTCAGGTGAAGCGTGTAATTGTTTGAATCGGGCCAGAGGGTCTGGTTCCGATTATCAGAGTCCACATACACAATGTACTCCATGACGTACTACTACTTACATAGCGATTATTTACAGAAGTGGGACGCCGGCGCGGTCTGGGTACAGGCACTTGTTGGGCTTTGAGCACGTGAAGCGGAGATTAAGGAACGTCGGGCCGAGATCGATGGTCGGCTGACCTCCGCTCGATGCGTACAGGTTTATAGTCAACTTCTCAATCTGGCGAATAGGTTCTATATAGGTGACTTCGACGGGGAAATAGTTGCCTACGGTGAAAATCGTACGATGGTCGGGAATGCCGTCTGACAAAGGGATACAAACAATCGATGACGCGAGCATATTTGTGTTTGAAATTTCCAGGTAGGGGGCCACACCTTCCGTAGAAATCTTACCCGCCACCCGGGAATCGTAGCTGAGGTTTCCTCGATCCAGAAACTTGGAAGTCAGTTCTTCGATGTGGACGTACATGGCACTGGTGGGGATAGATTGGGCGTTACCATGGAAACTACATGAAAGAAGTTCGGCCTTTACTATATTTCTCAAAGGAATGTTGATGTAGCTTACGAAGCTCGTATTTGAGCTAGCATATACTGAATCAACACGGACTGTGTAGACTTCCGTGTCACACATTTAATTTAGGTTAAGATTTTAAAAAGGTGGAGGAAACCCGTAGGGACCGCCGGGGATCACGAGACGAGAGGTCCTACGGACCTCGAGACGACTCGGTCTAGGTCCGCTCCAGCAGCGAGCCGCCGATGCCGCCCTCGATGGAAAAGTCGCGAATCTGCTCGCGGATCATGTCGCCGTCACCGCACAGGCCACCTGGGGTCAGGCCACGGGTGTAGTACGCCGCCTTCTCGGATGGGCCTGGGGTGCACTCCAGGGACGAAGGAATCTCCGACAGGCTCGAGGGACCGGCGGCAGCGGCTGAGCCGGCTACGGTCACCAGGGGGGCGGCCTCGTAGGTGGAGCCACGGCCCTGGACCAGCATGACCAGGATAGCCACGAGGAGACCGATGATAACAGCCTGGGTAAAGATCTTGCCAAACTTGAATGCCATTTATATTTTGTTAATATTTTTTTAGTGCGTTAAAGCTTTCAACTTCCTTTCTAAAAAGGTTTCAGAATGGACGTGCCGCCTATGGATCTTGACGATGCTGAAACCCGTCTGCTGGATGAAATCTCGATCGAAGTTCCTGCGAAAAAGACGATTGCCGTCCGCCCCAAGCCTGCGAAACCTAGTCCATTTGCTAAGCGTTCTGCGGGTCCCCGGGAAGACATGAATCCTCCTGATGATGTCGGTATGGACATGTTCATGAACCCTGGGAAGAGGACCGCACCTCCTCCACCTATGCACGAGGAGTACGACGACGGGGAGGAGGACGAAACCGCAGGCTTCGGACCAGAAGGGGGACAAAATGGATTCGGTCCCGGTGGAGGTGGCGACCAGATGCCTTCTGAGGGCTACAAGACCATCGAGGACGAGAAGGCTGATTTGCTGAACAAGATTACTCGGCTGAACAAGAAGGGTATTCAGTCGAGCGCCCGTCTGACGATTTACAGCGACATCGAGGAGATTCGCACAGAGTACAAGCGGATGACGTATTCCATCGATGTCGAGCGTTCCATCAAGTTCCAGCGGCGTATGCTTGTGGCTTGTGTGACGGGCCTGGAGTTTCTGAACGACAAGTTCGATCCGTTCGACGTGGAACTGAACGGATGGTCCCAGAACACCATGGAGAACGTCGAGGATTACGACGGCGTCTTCGAGGAGCTGTACAACAAGTACAAGACGAAGGTACAGGTGGCACCAGAGGTGAAGCTGATCATGATGGTTGGTGGTTCGGCGATGATGTTCCACCTGACGAACAGCATGTTCAAGGCGGCGGTACCGAACGTGACTCAGGTTATGAAGCAGAACCCAGGTCTGATGCAGAACATGATGGATGCTGTACAGCGTACGCAGCCGGGTGCCGGTCCGGGTTCAGCAGAGCCTCCCGCGGGCGGACTGCGGCGCGAGATGCGCGGGCCAGGAATGGATTTTGGGTCGCTGATGGGTATGATGGGACCTCCACAGCCGCAGATGAGTCGCCCAGCGCGGCAGGACGACGACGACGTGTCTGACATCGTGAGCGTGGACGCGGGCGACCCGGACATGCGCGAGGTGGCGGTGAAGGGGAAGGGGAAGGGGCGGCCGAAGAAGAAGGAAGTGTCCCTCTAGAAAGTGAGAGACCCGAAGGGTCTCCTTTGTAGAGTACAGCGGCGCATCCGAGATGTGTTACCCGTAAAAAACTTCTAAACATTAAGTAATGGCGGTGGCCTTTGCGCCATTCGATGATAATAGTGACAGGCCCCCAGTACGGCCTTCAAAAGCTTTTGTAAATAAAGGACCTCTTCCAGTTTCAGACAATACAGAGTGTAATTACATTTTAATGGGGTTTATTGTGGGTATTTTCGTGCTCGGCCTCGTGGACTCTATGAGAGGTTCAAAATAGACACTTGCCTTTCCCGAAAACCTCGGTGGGTTTCTCCGGTCGGTCATTAGCTTCACTAATGACCTCGAACCCCCCTTCCCTATAAACCTTCAAGCGTTTGCGATACATTGCGAAAAACACAGACCATTGGTCAGCAATGTCGAAAATCAATGGATCGTTCAATTTACCCGCCGTTTCACGCATGATACGGCCGATAGATTGCTTAATGTCGCTCTTGGGTGTGGCTAAAATCACAGTGTCCAAAGCAGGGATGTCCAGGCCCTCGTGAGCCAACTGAAACGTGGCAACCACTATGGGACTCTTGGAAGACTCTTCCAGGTCCTTCTCCTTCATCCCACCAACATAGAGTTTAGCATTAGAGCCTAGCCTATTTTGTAAGTAAAAGCAATGTT